CAAGACCTACAAGTGCAGATCCACAGGCTTTAACTCATGCAAGACCATCAAGAACAGCTTTACCTACTCCAGCACCGTTAGATACAGTTCCATTTTCAACGGCTGGAAATACAACACTAACTGTTAATGAAAATAGACACCAAAGAAAAACGGGAGATGCAGTAAGATTTTATCAAGTTAAAGAAGCTGTTGGTGGAGTTTCTGTGGCGGCATTGGAATTGAATACCACTTTAAATGGAGACATTACTTCAACAGCTACAACAATTACTTTAACTGATGCGTCAGAATTTCCTACAAGTGGATATATTTCTATTGTAAAATATAATGAAGATAGCTCATCACCTACTTTTGGAAAATATTTAACTGAAACTATTGAATACACTGGGAAATCAAGTAACGATTTGACAGGTTGTACTCGAGGAACTGCGGCTCCTTCTTATGGAAAAACTCCAGTGAATACGGAAGCTGTTTCTCATTCTTCAGGTGCAAAAGTTTATGGATCTTATGTAATAACTATTGTAGAATCATCTTTTACAAACGACGCTAATAGCGTAGAAACGTATAGTAATAGTTTTACCTGTACATTAGTTAACGCTGCAACAGGTACAGCAACAGGAGGAGGCTTTTTCGTTTTCGGCGGACCCGTCAACGATAGACCGTAATGATTAAATTTTTAAAAAAATTATGGAAGAAATGTTTTAATCGTGTGGGAGATTCTAGGATTAAAACAGAGGTTATCGCTGTTAAAAATACTGCAACTTCTATACCCGTGCTCATAGTTGAATCAAAACCATTACATTGTGCATCGCATAGTAGATTTAAAAAAAGCTGTGTAGGCTGTCAGGAGGCTGTTAAATAATGCCTTATTCTTTATCTTATGCAAATTTAACAACAGCAGTGCGAGATTATACAGAAGTAGATGCTAATGTATTAACTCAAGCTATTATAGATCAATTTATTGCTAACGCTGAACAACGAATTTGGTTAGATGTTCCTATTGACGCATATCGACAGGTTTCTGAAGCAGCCGGACTGGTTGCTGATGACAATACAATTAATGTTCCAGCGGGATGTGTTTTTGTAAGGGGTGTAGAAGTTTTTAATAGTACGGCTGATACTGAGGGTGACGGAACGTGGCTTATTAAAAAAGATCAAACTTATTTATCTGAATATACTGATAGACTAACTGGGCCCCAGGGAAATTTAAAAGCCCAAGATGTTACGGGATTTCCTAAGTATTACGCCATGTTTGGAGGAGCTACTGCAATGAGCGATACGACTTCAGGAGGGCTTTATTTAGCCCCGACTCCTGATCAGAATTATATGTTTAGAATATATTATGACCATATGCCAACACAATTATCCAGTGTGACCACTACAACTTATTTAACCAATTACTTCCCACAGGGCCTATTATATGCTACTTTAGTAGAAGCTTATGGATTTTTAAAAGGTCCAATGGATATGTTGACACTATATGAAAATAAGTATAAACAAGAAGTAGGAAAATTTGCGGGCGTACAAATTGGTAGAAGAAGAAGAGATGACTATACAGATGGTACTGTTCGGATCCCTATCAAATCACCAAGCCCGTAGTATAGGAGATTTTTTATGGCGATAGCATCGGAAATTTGTAACAGTTTTAAACAAGAAATTTTAGTAGAAGTTCACAATTTTACTGGCAGTACAGACAACTTTAAATTAGCTCTGTATTCAAGTAACTCAGCAAGTTTAGGTAAAGCAACAACTCAATGGACAGTAGCAACTGATCCAGCTGCAGACCCTACAAATACCTACGAAGTTACAACAACAGGTTCAGGTTATAGTAGTGGCGGAAATACTTTAACAAGTACAACACCAGTAGTAAATGGTGATAGTGCATGTTGTCTATTTGCAACTACAACTTGGGGATCAACTGCGTCGTTCACAGCGAGAGGTTGTTTAATTTATAACTCAAGCGCATCTAACAAATCTGTATGTTCAATAAATTTTGGTGCTGATAAAACTGTAACTAGCGGAACTTTTACAATTGAATTTCCAGCCCAAACAGCGGGCAACGCAATCATTGAGATAACGTAAGGAGGCTTTCCTTATGGCATCAATTTGGGGTGGCGATAGTCCTTCAGTAGCCTGGGGACAAAATGCCTGGGCATCTAATACAATCACTGCAACATTAACAGGCGTATCATGCGCCACAACAGTTGGAAGTTTAACAACATCTATACAACCTGGTTGGGGTACTTTAAACTGGGGTCAAAATGGTTGGGGTTCTGTTGACAGTGCTACTGAAACTTTAACAGGTCTATCGGCAGCTTCATCGGTTGGAAGTTTTACAATTCCAGATCAGATAATGACTCTCGCAGGTCTTTCAGCTGATACCGGTACTCCTGGTACACTTACTGTAAGCTCAAGTCTTACATTTACTTTAACAGGTATTTCCGCTGCATCAAGCGTTGGAGTTTTAGCTCCTGCAGATGTTATGGGTCTTACAGGCCTTTCAGCTGACACCGGGACTCCTGGAACCCTTACTACTACCCAGCTTACAAATGCTAGTTTAGTTGGATTAGGGTTAGAAGCTGAATCAGGTGTCGGGTCAGTAACTATTACATCAAATCCTTCAATGACCTTAACAGGTCTATCAGCTGCTTCAAGTTTAGGTACTACTACAACTGCAGCAGTAACTTTGGTTACTTTAAGCGGCCTATCAGCTGCCTCAGGCTTAGGAACTCTTACTTTAACCCAACAAACTAACGCTAGTTTGGTGGGACTAGGGTTATCAGCAGCTGCTTCAGTGGGTGCCATCAAAAGTATTAGGGGCTATAAAGATATTGACATAACAGGATATACATCTTATACAGATGTAGATCACGTAGCTTAAGCTTAGGAGAAAATAAATTATGCCTTCAACATATAATGAATTAGGTATCGAATTGATGGTAACCGGCGAAAATGCCGGTACATGGGGTGATAATACTAATACAAATTTAAACATTATTCAACAAGCAGTATCTGGTTATGCTGCTGTAGCCATTACAGACGGCTCTACAAAAGCATTAGCAATAGCAGATGGAGCAACTACTAGTTCTGATGCTAGAAATATGGTTATTAAATTAACAGGAACCATGACTGGAAATTCTATCGTTACTGTGCCTAATTCTGTAGAAAAAATCTATATGGTTCACAATACCGTGGATCATGCAGGAAATACTTTAACTTTTAAAACTGTAGGTGGAACCGGGGTTCTTTTATGTGAGGGCAATAGTTACACTTTGTATTCAGATGGTACCAATGTTCTAAAACTAGATGAAACTAGAGTATGGAGAGCAATTACAGCAGCCGAAACAGTTCAAGCAGGTGCTAACATTGCGGCAAATACAAATGGTTCATCATACACTGTAACTCTACCGGCGTCTCCAAGTATCGGGGATCAGGTTAATTTTATAGATCAAGGTTGGGATTTCAATTCAAATGCTTTAGTTGTTGGTAGAAATAGTTCTAACATTGCTAATGCAGCATCCGATTTAACAGTTAACACTCAAGGTGCCGCTTTTGGATTAGTATATTCAGGCGACGCTACAACAGGATGGACTTACACGGAGAAATAGGAGATAATATATTATGTCAAATTACGAAGCAACAAAATACGATTTTTCAGGAGCAAACCTTACAGGTATCGAAGGAATTCCTACAGGTACAATTGTTCCATGGTCTACTGGTTCAGTACCAACAGGTTTCTTAGAATGTAATGGTCAAGCTGTTTCAAGATCAACTTACTCTGCTTTGTTTGCAATTATTTCAACTACTTATGGAGTTGGAGACGGAGGCTCGACTTTTAACCTACCGGATTTACAAGACAATGTAGCAGTTTCAAAATCTCCTACTAAAAATTTAGCTTCAACTGGTGGAGCAAATACAGTTAGTTCAACTGGAAATGTTGGAGGTTCAACTGCTAATGCAACTCTTTCAACAGCACAATTGGCTTCACACTCACACAGCATTACAACAGGTGGACCATGGCAGAATTCACCTCCAGCGATGACATTTTTAGACTTAGCAAATAAATCACCTTATAACCCTTCCAGTGTAGGTACGAATAATGCTGGTTCAGATGGTGGTCACTCTCATAATATGAGTGCAACTTTTTCGGGAGATGCAACTTCGGTTGTTCAACCATATTTAACAGTAATGTACGTAATTAAAACTTAAGGAGAATAATAATGGCAACAAATGCAACATGGGTAGTAATTTTTGAAGATAAGAAAATTGTTAAAAATACTGGCGATATGGCAGGTGAAGCTAGAGGATATACCATTAATGATGATTCTTTTTGGAATCAAGCTAAGTTTTCAAATATCTGGGCGATTCAATATGAAACAGCAGTAGCTACTGATCAAGTAGAATATAGAGACACATCTCCTCATTCTACTTATGATGAAGGTATTTTAGGTAGTTTTGATGATTTTATTACTAAATGGGATGCAGCGCATTTAGTTCAATTACAAGCTGATTGGGATAATAATAACGCCACTGAAGATGAAGCTGGTAATCCTATTTCAGAAACAGAAGCTGAGAAAATTGCTAGAATAGGTGCAAGACCTACATCTTATTCATCTCTTTAAACTGACATATAATCGAATATCTTTTTGATGGCTCTTTAGAAGCCCAATTTAAAGGACTATGCACTGCATTAGAGCGCCATATAATACCTCTATTTTCTTTAAAACCTACATGGGTATTCAATTCATGTTCTTTTGTTTTTTCATTAAGAGTATAAAATCCTGTTCCTTTGTGTAAATTTGTATTACCTTTTACATAAATAATTGTTTGATAATCACACTTTGGACTTATATCACGATGAGGTAAAGCCTCTGCTGTAGCTACTAAACTATATACACAAAAATTAATTTCTAATTTTTTATTTAAAATTTTTTCACATTTCTCTTTTACCATATCTGGGATTTCTTTGTCTGGATGAGCAGAAAACCATGGGTGATTGTTTTCATTTCTTAAAATAGTAAGACTAGGTGAATATACTTTATGATCAATAATTTGCTTTAATTTGATAAATATTTTTTCTTCAAAAAAACTATCTTTAATTATTATTTCAAAATCCCCCATTACCTCACTAACATCCAGGAAGTTAACATATATTTTTCCCCTGATAGTGGTGGATTTCCTCTATGAACATAAGGAAAACCAGCAGGCCAAATTACTATTCTACCTTGTTTAGGTTTTACTCTTTTTGCAAAATTTAGAAATTCTGTTTCTCCACCTTTTTTTACATCGTTTAAATACACAGCAAAAACAAAAGCACGTGGTTCATTTTCAAAACCTCTACTATGTTCTATATGCCAAACATGATATCCTTCTGTAGGTAATGTTTTTTGAATTTTTAAATTTGTAAAAAAAAATTTTTCTCCTCCGTAAGCATCTTGTGCTCCAGTGTTTTTTGCGTAATGATTCCAAGCTAAATCATAATTTATTATAAGAGATTTTAAGTCTTCCCACCATACATTTAAGTTCTCAGGATTTGCAAAATATTGTTGGTCTTGTTTCTGCAATATAGGAGAGTTTTCACCTCCTATTCTATTAATAGTTTTCTTAAATTTATTTTGATCTTCATAAAATTTAATAGCTTTATTACACTCTTGTGGAAGTATGTAATTATCATAAACTCCAATAAAATTGTTTATATTAACTGTTTTTTCCATCAATCAATTTTACTTTTTGAGCAAATTCAAAGGCTTGCCCATTTTCCTCTATATTAAAAATTAAACTATATCTATTATTTTTCCCTTCATATTTATCAAAACCATGCATTATTTGAGGAGGAAATATATAATAATCTCCAGGATGAGGAGTAATAGCTATATTTAAGTCAGGTAAAATTAAATCACATCCTTCAGTTAAATATAAAATTCCATGAATATGATTATGGATATGAGGATGTAATCTATCTCCTGGTGCTATTTCATTTCCCCATGCTTCTCTTACCATTCTTTTTTCAAAAAAATATTGAAATATATCTGGATGGGAGATTTGATGTATATTTATAAGATAAGCTAGAAAATTTTTAAAAAGAGGATTATCATTAAAATAATGCCAATTGGTCATTCCACCTTTAACGTGAGTATAGTTTTGCATTTGAGGGTCTATATTATTTTTAATCTGTAAAAGAAAATCGTGAACTGCCTCGGGATAAGGATAATGTCCTATTATAATACTGACAGTCCTAGGATAGGTAACACATAAACTATTTTTCTGTTCATTTAATTTGTTTTTTTTATTTATAAAGTTAATCATTTTTCGTCTTTATTTCTTTCTTAAATTTAAGTTTTAGTTCATTCATTATTTTTTGATCTTCTTTACTTTGACGAGCATCCTGGGTAAGACAATATTGGTCGTATGCATGATGAGTAAAAGGCCCATTTTTATCTACATAGTGAAAAAATATTTGAGCCATTCCCTCACCTTTATATATACCAGGTCGCCAATGTTCCTGAACACACCCTGCATATAAAAGTCCATCCCCTTCTTCTAATTCATATGAATCTCCTTCAATTACTAGAGGCCACTTATCATATTTTTTTACACATACAGTAACTGATACCTCACATGCTGGTCGATCAGTATGTTTAGCTAAGTGAGCACCAAAAATATAATATCTCCAATAAGTATAACCTGGAAACAAATTCAAACCGGATTCTTTTTCAACTAATGGTGTTTTAAGTTCAAGTAAAGCATGAGTTAAAGGATCAATATTAAAGGAAGGTGAAAAAGATTGCTCGTCTATCTTATAATCTTTATTTAAATCTAATTGTCTATAACAATAGATTTGAAAAAGTTTAACTTCTTCTTTGGTAAAAAAATTTTTAATTAATTTATAATTTACTGTAGCCATGAAACGATACTATACCTTGTTCCTTTTGTAATGGGTTCAATAGCATGAGGATACATAAAATTACTTGGAAAAAATACAATGGATCCTTTGCTAAGTTTAAATCTTTTTATTTCTTTATTTTTTTGATCAGAAAAAATTAAATCACCTCCTTCATAATCATCATTTAAATTTATAATAACACTTAGAGTCCTAGTATTAGTACCCAACGCATCAGTATGAATGGTATATTTTCCTCCTGGTGTATATTTTAATAAATCAATTTGATTTATTTTTAAACTTTGCATTCGAGGAAATTTTCCTTTATAAAAAACATATAATCTTTGTATTTCTGCTTTTATATAATTCCAGTAAAATAAATTAGTAGGAGTAACAAAATTTAAATGATATCCTTTTACATTTCTTGTTGTCTTATCAATACCTGTACTAATCTGTAAATTATCTTTAGCTTTTTTATTTATTAAAGGAATAACTCTTTTTATAAATTCAGGGCTAATAACATTTTTAATTTCTACAATTGCTTCTGTATGATCCATAATATATCTTTATACGTTATATTTTTCTCTGGTATTTGTTGTTTTAAAAGTTAAGGTTATTCTTACTCCTTCATCAGGAGCTAAACCTTTATGAAATTTTTTTGAATCAAAACATATTAATTTATCTTTTTTAAATTCTATTACCTTTTCATTTTGTATTTCAAAATTTCCACTACCTGTTACCATATATAAACACGTAAAATTTCCTTCATCTTGATGAAAATCTCCATCCATTTTAGGGTGTTGAATATTAATATAAGTTCTATGAAATATTAATTTATTATTTAAAGTTTTTTGTAATTTATAAGAGAGAAATCTAATCATAGGATCTTCTTGATTTAAAGTTGTATTATAGAATATATTTTTACCTTCTGCACCAGATTTATGTCCATAGTAATGAGGAGTTCTATATAAAAATTCTTTTTCTAAAAAAGAATGTAAATCTTTATCCAACCAGTTATCAACTATCATAGATATTTATGTTCTGGTTTATGTTCATTCTTTAAATTCTTTCCAATAATAAGGAAACTGTCCACTAAATAATGCCTTTTCTAAATTCGCATGGGCCTCTGGCGGTAAAAAATTATCTATGATTTCGTATTTCATTTTAAAAATTGATATTAACTATTAACATTGTTTCGCATGTTAATAATTGATTTAAATCAACCTATGTCCTATATTTATATTGATTTTAACTCTTTTTCAAGATATTTTTGTCTTTTACAAGAACAACAGGTTTTATATGCTTCAAAAATTAGGTTTCCTACCAGGGTTTAATAAACAGGTCTCAGAACTCGGAGCCGAAGGGCAGTGGTTCGACGGCGACAACGTAAGATTTAGGTATGGGACCCCAGAAAAAATAGGTGGCTGGTCTCAGTTAGGCGATGATAAATTAACTGGTGCAACCAGAGCGCTTCATCATTGGGATGATAATGCTGGTGTTAAATACGCAGCCATAGCAACTAACAGAATTTTATATGTTTATTCAGGAGGTGTTTATTATGACATCCATCCTATTAGAACAACCCTTACAGGTTGTTCTTTCACAAGTACTTCTAGCAAAAAAACGGTCACTGTAACCTCCTCAGGTTCCAACGGACTAGTTGATAATGACATTGTAATGTTTGATGCTGTCAGTGGGGTAACTGCAGTAGGATCTACTTATACCGACGCTTCTTTTGAAGACAAAAAATTTATGGTAACTTCTGTACCGGACTCCACTCATTTTACGATCACGATGGATGATGTGGAAGCAGGGACACCTCTATCGACAAGTGGTTCAGCATCCGTCTTATGTTATTACACAGTCGGACCTTCTCAACAACTAGGTGGTTATGGTTGGGGAACAGGTTTATGGTCAGGAACGGCAGCTGGTCCGGTAACAACTACACTAGCTTCTGGCATTAATGATGCGGTAACCGATATCCCTTTAACTAACTCAGCATCTTTTCCAACCTCGGGAGAAATTAGAATTGGATCAGAAGATATAAGTTTTACAGCTAATAACACAACCACTAATATTTTAAGCGGAGGTGCTAGAGAAGTTAATGGTACGAGCAAAGCGGCTCATAGCGGAGGAGACACTGTTACCAACATTACAGACTATTTTGGATGGGGAGAAGCTTCTTCAGCGGATTTCACAATTGCTCCTGGCTTATGGATTCTTGATAACTATGGAACAAAATTAATTGCATTAATCTATAATGGCTCATGTTTCGAATGGGATGCAACAGGTGGTACAGGCGTAAGAGCAACACGAATAGCCAACACTCCAACAGCCTCGCGTCATATGTTGGTTTCTGCACCTTCGAGACATTTAATATTTTTTGGAACTGAAACAACAATTGGAGATACTTCTACTCAAGATGATATGTTTATTAGGTTTTCTAATCAAGAAAGTATTGACCAAGCGGATTCTTATACTGTAACAGCTACCAATACCGCAGGTACGCAAAGGCTTGCAGCGGGTTCTGTAATCATGGGAGCCAAGAGAGGTAGAGATGCTATCTATGTGTGGACTGATACTTCATTATTCCTAATGAGATTTGTCGGTCAACCCTTTACATTCTCGTTTGAACAAGCTGGAACTAACTGCGGACTTCTAGGAAAAAATTCAGCTGTAGAAGTTGATGGCACAGCATACTGGATGTCAGAAAATGGATTCTTTATGTATGATGGCCAATTAAAATCTATGCCGTGTTTAGTGGAAGATTATGTTTATGATGGGATTAATTTAACCCCCAAAGATCTGATCAACTGTGGCTTAAATAATTTGTTTGGAGAAATTCAATGGTTCTATTGTAGTACTGGTTCAGACGTAATAGATCGAGTGGTAACTTATAGTTATGTAGAATCTGTCTTGTATAAACGTCCTATCTGGACTACTGGTACCTTGAGTAGAACTGCGTGGGCGGATTCAGCGGTGTTTGATAAGCCTCATGCAACCTCTTTTGATCTTGCAGATAATGCCTCGTACGATGTTATTGGCAACACAGATGGTAGTACTATATACTATGAACAGGAAACAGGGACCGATCAGGTAGAGGCTGGAGGTACTATTACAGCCATATCTTCAAATATTCTTTCAGGTGATTTTGATATTACACAGAGAAGAGGTTCTCAAGGACAGGTAGTAGGCATGCCAGACCTTCGAGGAGACGGGGAATACATCATGAAGATAAGAAGATTTATACCCGATTTTATTTCTCAAACAGGGGACACACAAGTAAGCTTAATTACTAAAAATTTTCCAAGTGATAGTACGACGACTACAAGCTTTACAATCACATCCTCTAGTGATAAGGTGGATACTCGCGTCAGAGCCAGATCAATCGCGCTTAAGGTAGCAAATACGTCATCTGCACAAGATTGGAAATTAGGAACTTTTAGATTAGACATACAACCAGATGGGAGAAGAGGATAATGACTTATAAAATACAGGGCGGAGTTAAAAATTATTTGGGGAACCAGAAAATGGTTAACGCTCCTTTAAAGTGGCGATCCGGACCACAACATCCTTCAACAGAACTAGCTTACATTACAAAAAAAGAAAAAGATTTACTAGTTAAACATGATCTACACGGCTCACTAAAAGGTGGTGTTAATAGAGGACCATCAGGTATCATGAGTTTAAATGGTTGGGGATCAACAGATGCTGGACAAAATGTTTCTGGTGCAGCAGCAAGTGCAGCTGAAACAGGTGGCGGAAGTGGGGCAGACAGAAAAGAAGTTCAAGCACAATTTGCAGGATCAGGTCCAGCGTTAGCGCCTGGAGTTACTCCACAAGGTGCTTTAGATTTTAGAGCTGCAGCAATTAATGCTGGAGCTGGTCAAAGAGTTAACCCAGGTTTTTTTGATAGCAGAACTCGTTTAAGTCCAAATGAGATAGCATTAGCTAAGGCTTATAGAAACGATCCAAATAACCGTTTTGCTAAACGGGCTTATAAAAATACAGGACAAGGTGGTCTACTGAACATGCTTAGAAGTGGTGGAATCTTTGGAAATTTATTAAGAGGGGCTGGACAGAAATTGGGTTTCGGAA